AGGAACCGCGACAGGAAGGAGCCGACCGTACTCGCCGCCGGTGTTGATCGTGCTGTTACCGGCTTCCATCTGGGCGAGTGGGTACTGGACGATATCCTATCGAGCGAGGCCGCCGAGAACGCGCGTACCGGCAGCTTCACCGAGATCCAGAAGGTCAAGCGCTGGATGACGAGGCTGGAGCCGCTGTGTGACGGCCCGTTCACTCCGATCGGCCTCATCGGCACGCCCTGGTGGCAAGGCGACTGCTACGAGTACGCGACCGTCCTATGGGGCGGTAGCCAGCCGATAGTCGAGATACGCTGGGTCTGCAGGTTGCCCGACGGCAGAACGCAAGTCCACCTGCTGGAGATACAGGGCGAGATGGCGACGTTCCGGCTACCCGCCATCGTCGACGGCAAGCTGACGTTCCCGGAGAAGTGGCCGTGGGAGCGGCTGGACCGCATGCGGCGCGATCCGGAACAAGCGCAGTTCTTCGCCGCCAACATGATGCTCGACCCGGCGAGTGACGTCATTCGCGACTTCAAGGACGCGTGGCTCACCGACAAGTACTACGACTGGACGGTACCCGGCCGGGAACTCCGGTACCGCGACAACTCCGGCCAGTGGCGCTACGTGAAGCTGACCGAGTTCGATTGCGTTATGGCGGTCGATCCCGCAATCAGCGAGTCCGCGAAAGCCGACCGCAGCGCTATAGTCGTATCCGGCAGTATAGACGGGATCCACCATCTCATGCTGGATATCCGGGCGGAACGGCTGGGTGTACTCGACCTGACGACACTCATCCAGGAACTCCAGCGCACGTACAGATGCCGCCGGATCTACGTCGAGAGTGTAGCTTACCAGAAGGCGCTGGCCCAACTGCTAGCGCGTAAGGGCCTACCGATCTACGAAGTCAAGCCGGGCGGTAACAGAACGAAGGAGATGCGGATCCGTTCACTAGAGCCGTACTTCCGGCAGGGGCATCTCTACTTCCACACGCGCCAGCACGAGTTCTTCTCCGAGTACGAGCATTTCCCGCGCGGTAGGTACGACGACATTCTGGACGCGATGAGTTACCTGACAGACGAATGGAGCCGGCTGGTCGGTAGAACGGACCTAGAGCGTAAGAAGCGTGACGAGTACGACCGTCAGCAGATAGAGAAGCTGAAGGCGTGGGGCTACGGGCGCAGGCGCTAAGTTTGCCCTGCTACCGGCGATCGGGTAAGTTTCACACGTACCAACTCGACCCTCTCACACGGAGGTACCAGTATCATGCCGCTGACGAATAAAGGTGAGAAGATCCTGAGCGCGATGAAGGAGGAATACGGCGCCAAGAAGGGCAAACAGGTCTTCTACGCCAGTATCAACAAAGGCACGATCAAGGGCGTCCACAAGTCGCCACCGTCCGGCGTACAGGGCTTCACTACAACTACCGACGTGCCGCACTCCGCTAACCACGGTACCAGCCCCGTCCCGCGCGATAGGAGCGAGACCGGTGCCAGCGTACCCGGCGGCCCGCCGTCGGACGTCAAGACCTACGGCACCTTCCACGGCAGTCCCTACGCGGGCACCCCGCGGATGCGGGAGTCCGAGTCGAAGGGTCCCGACCTCGACCCCGACCAGCCCGCCGACGTCCAGAAGTTCGGGCCGCAACTGCCGAAGAAGGGCTAGTACGATGCCGAAGGACAGGCGCAAGAAGACCAGCATGCTGGAGGAATCGGTACGGTCGCGTGCGCGCGGTCAGGGCCGGGTCGATACCGATACAGGCGAAGAGATCCTGTCCGCAGCCGAGCGGCTGGCGATCAATCCGGACGCGAGTCTTAGGCAGCGGGCCGGCGCCGTCAGGACCATCCTGCGGTCGAACACGATACGCAGGCAGAAGCACTCGCCCGGCTATACACTCGACGTGCCCGCACACCCGGAACAGGGCGACGCCGATCTCGGCCCGCGTAACCCGGCGGACAAGTTCGATCCGCGCATGGACCCGTCCAAACCGACGGTACGCTAGATGCCAGAGCCCGTAAAGTGGCGCGGTAACCGCCGACAGGAGTTCACAGCCTGGCTGGCCAGCGAACTCCACAACACGCTAGCCGACCGGCAGAAGCTCATCCGTCAATGGGCGATGTGGATAGAGCAATACGACTCGCCGCGTAGAGGGCCCGGCGACTTCCCCTACCCGGGCGCGAGTAACGAGGAGATGCCGCTCACGGGCATGCACTTCGAGCCGGTACTCGCGAACTTCATGCAGTCGATCCACGCGCCTAACAACCTCTGGACCGCGACGGCGCTCCAGTCCGGGTTCGTCGATCTCGCCAACCCAACCACCGAGTTCCTGGCCGTAGTCGAGAAGCGGTTCCTGAAGATGCGGGATGTGAACCAGCGCGCGTTCCCCGACCTCGCGCTACTCGGCACTTGCGCCTACCAGAACACCTGGTGGTTCGACCGCCGGAAGATGCAGGGCTACGACGAGACAGCCGACAAGATCGTGAGTAAGGTCCGGCTGATCGACCAGCCGATAGCCCGGCACATCCCGCTACCCGATTTCGTCTGGCCGGCCAACGCCTGGGACATAGACCCCGACGCGCTGGTAGCGCCCGCACGCTGGGTCGGTCATCGGTTCAAGCTCACCGCGAACGAACTGCGCGCGCGTGCGAAAGGCCAGCAGCCGTGGCTGCCGAACTACGACCCGCAGGCGACCCAGGCGATACTCGACCGCGAGTCCCAGGACTCCGAGCCCGTCCAGGACAAGATCCGCGAAGGCGACCAACTCCGCCCGAGCGTCGACCGGAAGATCGAACTCTACGAAATCTGCGCACGCTACGACGCCGACGACGACGGTATCGACGAAGATATCATGGTCATCTGGCATCAGCGCAGCGGTACCGTACTACGCGCTATCCACAACCCGTTCTGGCACGGTAAGTGGCCGTACGAAGTCGCGCAGTACATCAAGACGTTCAGCTTGCTGGGTAAGGGTATAGCGAGCATGAACGAGTACGCGCAGGCGGTCGCATCGCGGCTACTCAACTGCCAGGTCGATAACGCGCTACTCGCGAATACGAAGGTCTACGCCGGCCCGGAAGGCTACGAGTACATGGGTCCCGGCACGACCGTCTATCCCGGCAAGTACTTCCCGCTACGGCCGGGCGAGCAGTTGACGTCTATCGGGATGTCGGACATCTACCCGAGCACGTTCGCACTGCTCTCGCAACTCCAGGAGTGGGCGGAAGCGCGAACGAGTGTGAGCGAGCTGCGTACCGGCAACGTGTCCGGCCTGCCCTCACGTACGCCTGCAACTACCGTGCTCAGTCTGCTGCAGGAAGGCAACAAGAAGTTCGACATGATAATGGGCAACTTGCGCAGCGGCGCGCTAGCGAACATAGGCAAGCGCACGCTCCAGATGATCGCACAGCGTCATCAGCAGGGCAGTACCCGGTGGGAGCAGTTGGCGCGCGATACACTGGGCGACGATGCCGACGCCGTCGTTCAGGTGCTCAGTCTGGAGCAAGCGGCGATCGAGGAGGGCTTCGGTATCGACGTCACCGCCACGAGCGGTCAAGTCAACCGCGAAGTCCAGAAGCAGAACCTCGTCGGGCTGGCCCAGTTCTACGCCCAGGCGGGCGCGCAACTCATCCAACTCGTTCAGATGATCGGCGACCAGCAGCTCATGATGCGGACCGCGCTGGGCATCTATTCCGGCGGTCGCGAACTCATGATGCGGCTACTCGAAGCTTACGAGATCCAGAACCCGGAACGCTACGTACCGCCGCCGCTGGGCCCCGAGATGCAGCAGCAGGCGGGCATGGGCGCGCAGCCGCAGATCAGAACGCAGTTCCCGCCCGGCGCGCCGGGTGCCGGTATCAGTCCCGAGCAGTTGGGCGCGCTACTGGGGATAGGGTGATGGCAGATATTACGTTGTACAGAGTAAAGCGCCATCTTGCGATTCGTATCCTTGGGTGGCTGGGTTTTGAGTTGGAATGGGCGCGTGACTGGTGGGTTTTGGGGCCAACCGGTATCACAAAGGAGATGTTGGTTGAATCACCTTGGCGTGCAGCCTTCTGGGCATGTAGGCATTATCTGGGACAGATGTGATGGCACTCTTCCGCTGGACTAAGCCCGCTAAGCAGCCGCAGAAGCCGGACGAGTTGCCCTACGGCCTCAACCCCGACAAGCTCGCCGCACTCGATGAGTTGCAACAAGACAAGCGATACGCTATCTTGGTCAAGTTACTGCAGGACATCGCGGAGGACCGCGGACTCAACCTCCTGCACTACAAGGAGACCGGCGATTTCCGGTTCTGGCAGGGCTATATAAACGCACTCCGCGACGTCTGTCGCTTGATACCCGACCTGGTGGAGCGTTATGTCAGACAGCAGCAGCACGCAGCAGAGTCCGGACCCCGCGAAGGGAACGGCGAACCCGACCGACGCAGCTTCTACGGCAGCCCCTACTGGGACGACCTCTACCCCCACCGCTGACGATCTGGCAGCCGCCATGCAGGCGGCCATGCGGCCGATAGCCGAGCGGCTGGACCGGCTGGAGCAATCGCGGCTGGACGTCCAATCGGGCACCCAGCAGCAGCAGCAGCAGCAGCCGCCGGCCGCAGACGACCCGTTCGGCGCACTCCGGGACGACGACTACCTGGAAGCCGGCCAGGCGCGCCGTGCGCTACAGCAGTACCAGCAGCGGATAGAGGGACTGACCCAGGGCCTGCAGACCGTCTACGGTATGGGCACCGCGCAGTTGGAGAACTTCTCGCGGCTCCAGCATCCGAAGGAATGGGAGAAGTACGGCGACGAGATCGGCAAGCTGATAGAGCAGCGCAAGGCCCAGAAGATCATCACACCCGACGACTACAAGGAAGCAATCGACATCGTGAAGGGCCGGCACTACAGCGACTACGTGGACGCACGCGCCCAGGAGATGCTGAACTCGGCACCGACCACGGAAGGCGTCGGTACAGCTACAGGCACGAACATGAACGAGCCCAACCGCTACGAAGTACCCGATAACTACAGGGCCGTACTCGAC